CAGTATCTCCAGTAAAACCTGTTGACCCAGTATTTCCAGTTGCACCTGTATGCCCCGTGGAACCTGTATGTCCTGTACTACCAGTATCTCCTGTACTACCAGTATCTCCAGTAAAACCTGTTGACCCATTAAAACCTGTTGCACCCGTATGTCCTGTACTACCTGTATGTCCTGTACTACCAGTATCTCCGGTAAAACCTGTTGACCCATTAAAACCTGTTGCACCCGTATGTCCCATATCTCCTTTCAACCCAGGGGCAGAACTTAACGTTATAGGATCGCTTGTTGCTAAATATATTGTTCGAGTGTCAGAAGGGTTGTACAAGTGAATTCCAATTAATCCCGTGCCAGAATTATATGGAAACGGCACGGCTACAATTTTTGCTTGAAATGATTCTGATGTTAGTGGATGGGATATTAATATATACCCCCCAATGGTAAAAAAGGGTGCAGAGTGGTCATCTGTTTGTACTGTAACACTAGTGTCTGTTGCTTGAGGTAGAATGGATGCTGACGCAGATACAATATACCCATATACAAGTGGTCCTGGTGCTCCCGATGCTCCCGCTGCTCCAGGAGGTCCCTTTGGTCCCTTTGGTCCAGGAGGTCCCTTTGGTCCTTTTGGTCCAGGAGGTCCTTGTCCTCCACCACCTCCGCCTCCTAAATTATTTCTTATACACTGCCCAAGACTTTGATTTGAAGAACAGAAATTATCTCTATAGCCATTTGATGCACTTCTTCCAATCCAAGATCGTGACATTTTATATTATATTATAAAATATTTTATTTAATACTTTACAATAATAAACAATTAATTCGCCACACAAATATTTAAAGATTGATTAAAATTACTATCTTCGTTGCAACATGCCGCGCCAGAACACACAACGACGTCTTCATTTTCTATATTCCAAACATCATCTGAACCACTACTAGTGGTTTGGTTTAATTCCGGGGCAGTAGCAGAATTAAAACCCCAGTCATACTCATCATAATTCATATCGTCACGATTTCGCATATCGATCCATGCTCGCCCCACCATTAAAATTAAAATTACTAAAATAATAGATACCAACAAACCAACTATTTTGGAAGACAAAATTCCTTTATTTGCCAACACAGATAAAAAAAGAATTGGAACACAACCAATTGCGATGGTTCGCATCATGGATGCTTGTGCGGAATATTGTTTGCCATAATATGTGTTTATTTCCACCATCCTTAACGTATTGTTTTTTTCCACATCCAAGGCATTCATTCTTATTTTTGCCTCGTTCAACTCTTTTTCAACAATCTTTAAAGCAAATAACTGTTGTTTTGATAATGAATTTGCATTATTTAAGTTAGTTCCATAATTCTCATATATATCTTTTAAAGACGCGTATAAATTAAGACGTATCTGCGATATTTCGTTAATTTTTAACATAATTTGTTTTCGATGGTCAGCGGAAATCGTGTTTATATCAAGTTCATTATATAACTCTTGTTCGGTTGTTTGTAAATTTTGAATATTTGTCAATGTTTGTGCATTTCGTTCCTGCAAATCGTCAAACGTATTATTTGTCGTTAATATTTCTGACATGCCTTTATATATTATTTTATTTTATTATTCAACAACTTATCTTAGTTGCATTTTTCGAAATAAAAAAACATTTATTATTATCTTTTTGTTCTTTTTGTTTTTTTTGTTTGAATATATCTTCTTTGTTTTTATTCTTTGTTTTTATTCTTTGTTTTTATTCTTTGTTTTTGTTTGAAATATCTTCTTTGTTTTTTGTTTGAATATATTATATTTATACAATAGTAATAGCCACAACAGTCATATTATCCGCATATTTTGTACCAAAGGATTTTTCTACAAAACCAACCGAATTATCGCATATTTGCTGCGCGGACAACCCAAGTTCTGTTTCCCGTTCATTTTTAGTAAGACAATTAAAATATCCATCAGAACCAATAATAGTGGTTGAACCCATTGTTGGTGGATAAACCAATTCACATACACTTGGACGATCCACCACAAAGTTGCAACAATAATCGCCAAAAGCCCGAGTCATATTTAATCTTTTATTGGTGATATTGTCTGCAAAATAAGTAGCAATACTGCCACAAACATTATTTGCGTATATGCCTGGGATTTTCTGGTATGGAACTCGTTTAATGCACCCAGTGTTATCCACCACTACTTTTCCATTTACTAATTCACACACTGGAACTTTAATGTCTGAAAACTCTGGCGTCATTCCATAAACAAGCGCACAATCGGCGCTTTCCAATACACGCAATACTTCTTTATCTGATTCTCCTGTATGATCTTCAGATAATTGAAATATTTCATCATTCAACGCCTTGTTGCATAGACAAATTTCTTCCTTTATAGTACACACTACATCACTATTATTGCATGTTGATTCTGTCACATTGTATACATTTCGTTGTAGTTTGGATAACACGTCGCAATCTCCTATATTAGCAACAATTTCGTGTCCGGGTGTTTTAATAAGTACAGTTGCTGCGGTACCCCCCAGCATTTTATCATTGCTGTCTGATTTTAAATACTGTCCGCAAGTGTGGAAAAGTTGTTCTAGCGTTGTTTGGGGTGTTTTTAAAATTTGTTCGAATTTCGATAATACCAACGCATTTAACTTTTCAACTGTTTTATTTGCAAACCAATCGCCATTTATCCCGTGTCCGTCGCACACAATTACTATAATATATTCTGTGTTTGTTTTTAAGTCAGTGTGTACGACAAAAGAAAATGCGTCTTGATTGATTTTGTTGATACCAGAACCCGCCATATTGCAAGTTCTTCCAACTACTTGCACTTTACTTGTATTATACAAATTTTGAGTAGGTTCCATTTTAACAATTTCCATATTTAATGTGTAAATTATAATTAACTGTTGAAACAAAAAAGTGCAAAAGCAAATCATTTTTTTATTTTTATTATTATTTTTATTATTGTAATAAAAGTTTGTTATCTGGGTGATTTTCCAAGAGAGGCGTCGCATTTTAACAATTTTTTTATTCCAAACTAACAAATGTAATTACACATAATTTATACTTTTTAATTCCATTTTTTTGTTAAAACTATAAATTTAAAAAAACAATATAAATATACCGTTTTATTACATATAAACAACTCTATTTGTTTTTAATTAATATGAATACAAAATTGGGGCCAAAGGGATACACAATTTTAAAAAGTGAATTAACTTTGGAAAAACAAAACTGGGTTCGCCAACAGTTAACTGTAAAGCCACACACCCCAGGTGCCCCAGTCCAAAATGCTTCTACTTTTTCTGCGTGGTTGGAAAACGAATCCAAAATATATGTACCGCGATATTTTGGCGAAAAACATTTTGGAATTGCAAAAACAAGTAGTTTGCCAATGGGCGACCCCATTCATCTTGCATTTGCCGGAACATTGCGGGATTATCAGATTCCTGTTGTGGAACAATATTTAGATTATGTACGCGATGACGCAAAGTGTGGGTTAACAGGGGGACGCGGAGGATTGTTGGATTTATATCCAGCATGGGGGAAGACGTCAAGTGCATTATATATTTTGAGTAAACTAAAGACTAAAGCATTAGTGGTGGTGGGAAAAGAGTTTTTAATGACACAGTGGGAAGAACGAATAGGGCAGTTTTTGCCAGGTGCGCGGGTGGGAAAAATTCAAGGGTCAGTGTTTGATATTGAAAACAAAGATATAGTGTTGGTTATGATTCAGTCGCTGGTGAGCAAAAATAAAAAATATCCCCCCGAGTTGTTTGCCTCATTTGGGATGACTATTTTTGACGAAGTGCATCACGCAAGCAGCGAATGTTTTTCTAGGTCTTTGTTTACTTTAGTAACACGGTATATGATAGGTCTTTCTGGAACGATGGATCGCAAAGACGGAACTACGGATATATTTAAAATGTTTTTGGGAGAAGTGGTGCATAAAGCAAAACGACCCCCGAACGATATGGCGGTAGAGGTACGCAAAATTACCTATTTGTCGCACGACCCGGCATTTGAAGAAGATATATTGGATTTTCGAGGTAAGCCACAAATCAGTTCTATGATTTCAAAATTATGCGAATATAACCGAAGGACAGAATTTGTGTTGAAAGTATTGAAAGATTTTGTGCAAGCCGAATCTTCCAAAAAAAGAGTGGAAGAACCACATGGGTTGTGTGTTGAATGTAAACGACCGGAAATATTTCCCATGCAAACTTCTTGTTGTTTTCAAAATCAAAGCGATGGTTCTAAGAAAAAGGCAAATTCTGGTTTTCATCAGCCGTTTGGCGTGCGGTGCATTGCGTGTTGGGACGCATATGAGCGTGACTGGGAACATAATTATACCGTAACAAAAAAACGTGATCCAACCACAGGCAAATTGGAAGAACAACGGCATTATCCGTACGGAAAACAAATTAAATGCCCGTATTGTGAAAAAAAACTGAAACATGAGCAAAATTATGTGGATTGCGGAAATGTCAAACCATACATGCTACTGCAAACCATCGTCATGTCTCATAATATTAGCGTGTTAAGATACATGTATCGCGTTATTGTTTCCACCAATATGTGTTCTACGGGGTTTTATATTGGCGGAATGAGTCCGGAAGAACTGAAAAAAAGCGAGACAAAACACGTCTTGTTGGGTAGTTTTTCTATGACGTCGGAGGGGTTAGACATTTTTTCTCTAAATGCAGAATTTTTAATTTCGCCAAAAACGGATATTGAACAGATTGTCGGACGGATTTTGCGTTCCAAACATGCAATTACAAGTCCGGTTATTTATGATTTTGTGGATACCCATGACACCTTTAAACGTCAGTGGTCAAAACGCAAAAAATATTATAAACAAAATGAATTTAAAATTGTAGAAACTACCAGTGATTTATATGGAAAAACAAAACCAAATAACGCGTTTGACAATGATGACAAATGCAAAGACAAGGATGACAGTGACGAGGAATCAGATAATCCGTGTAAAAGCAATGGAATTTTAAAAGGAACTTGTTTTTTTAACTTAAAAAAAATGGTAAATAGTGAAAAATAGTATTATGAGTTTTCTTGGAAATATTGAGTTGTTGCCTTTTATGGTTATCTAATGTTATTGTATTATTTTTTGTTAAACTAACAAAAAAATAAAATAAAAGAAAAAATGATTCATTAATTTCAAAAGATTTAGAAGATAGTATAAACACAGAAATACCAACTATGACAACAAAACATAAGTTAGGTCAATATTTTACAACCCATAATGAACTTAAAGAAAAGGTATTTGAGTTTATTTGAGTTTATCTTAAATAGTCCGTCTAATATTTTAGAACCATCTATGGGACAAGGCGATTTAATTACATTTATTACAGATAAAATACCAAGTATCACATTTGATATGTACGAAATTGATACAAAAATTAAATTATTAGATAAAATACAAAAAGATAAGGTTGTTTATGGTGATTTTATGACACATATTATAATTACTTTATTTTTTTTCCCACTATATTCGACTTTGGAATAATCATATTTATCTCCATGAATTGCAGTTGCTTCTTGTATAAATTGGTTTGTCGTTTTTTGTGAGTTTAATCCATTTTGTATGTTTGAACATTTATTACAACCAGACTTTTGATTAATAATTAAGTATCTAAATTAGTTTTCTAACAATTTTTGCATGTGTTCAAATTCGTCGCGAATAGTAGGAATAATTTTAGAAAACATAAACTGAATAAATTCAATATGACTATGTGTTTTATCTGCAAACCCAACGCGAATTACACTAAATGTGTCGTGTGGGTGTTCTTTTTTAAACCCACAAAAATCCAACATATTATTTATTGATTTTTCTTGACCCTCATCTTTATTTTTTTCCATTTGACAAAAATTGCGAAACAACTGATCGTTCAACATGGTTCCCAAGGTATAATCTTCATTGTGCAAAATAATATCCCAGCAATTAGGAATTGTAGTTTCTAAATTTGGGCGAATAGTTATTATAGACTCATTGGATGTCATGATAGCGTCCATCAATATGTTTAAATTATCCGCAATAATGCCACATGCATGTTGCACCAATGTTTTACTATTATATATTCCAATGCTTTTTACTATAAAATTAAAACTATTGGGAATAAACAACCGTTTTGCTTCCAACAATTCAAAATTTTTAATCATGAAATTTAGATCCGTTTGATTTTTAGATTGATTTTCTATTTTTAATTCTTTTATTTTATTTGCAATTTTAACCACGTCACTTGTATTTTCGTAGGATATTTGTTGAGACACATTATAACAACTATTTTGTTTTGCCGTGCATATAGAAAACTCACAGGTCAAATTAATTTCTTCTTTCGGCAAAGACTCTGAAATAAAAGGACGCAATATTAACAAATCAATATAATGTTTAGTATCGTCAATTGGGCTAACAAATGGAGGAAACAAGGTTTCAATTATTTTTTCTCCGCCAGGAACTTTTTCGCGGGTGTTTTTATCAAACAGTTCAAAATCTTGAGTTGTAACCCACAACATACTGTCTGTATTATTTTTTACTTTTAATTCCACATATTTTCCTAACAATTCTTCATTGGATAATTTTGCGTCAATATTATGAATTGGTATGCACGACAATCGCTGTTTTAAATATTCATTATTAAATTTGCTGGTGTTTTTTATAATAGTCGCTTTATTCTCTTCGTAAGGAGTGGTTAAAAATCCAACCACTGGAATATCCGATAAAATAGTCCGTCGAATTGCATTTGCATAACTAGGCAACACTCTGCTTAATACAAACGTGAAAGTATCAACATTGTGTGTTTTTATTTTAATGTTTACAACTGGTTTTTTTATATTATCCTCTTTATTGTATTCGGGTAAAATGGACAGCATTTTTTGTAATGTAAAATCGGGGGGAGGAAATAGTGGCGAAGCATTGTCTGTTTCTTGGTTTGTTGAATGTAACTCGTCTGAATTCATCCTAATAACTATTATAATATATATTATAATTTAAAATCATTTTTTTATTTACATCTTTGCACATTTAAAACGCCGATTTATAAATAGTTTTTTGTCTTCCTTGTTTTATTTGATTGTTTTATTTGATTGTTTTATTTGATTGTTTTATTTGATTGTTTTTATATTTTAAATGTGCAAAGGTGTAAAAGGGTATAAATATTAAATATTAAATATTATTAATTATAAAATGTCAAAATTCAGGTGGAAAAATGACAAGGATTTAAAAAACAATAATATAAATACGTTGGATAAAACACATCGCAACATTATGAGTGGGTTTGCAGCAGAACAAACAGAATTGAATTTTTTAAATACAGAGTGTAATGATTTACAACTAAAAATAAACAACGGCGAATTATCGGACCAAAACAAAGCAAACGCCCAAATTTTCATTAAAAAAACAAAAAATAAAACAATCAAATTTAATCAACGAAAACACAAATATATATTTGATAATTCAAATCTAATTTTTAAATATTTTAATATAAAAAAAACAACAGAAAATGCACCACACAAGACTTTTCTAGCCGAAAATAAAAACGTACCAATATCTTTTAACCAACAACGAATTCGTAATTTTTTTAACAAAAACAATAAAACCGAAAAACAACAACACCAACAACTTATGACTACAACTGATGTTGCGGATGAAAATACAAGCATTGTGTCGCAGTATTTAAACAATGTAGATGAAAGCAATATATATATTGTTGCATCTATTGCATCAAGTGTAAATAATATATGTACTTATTGCAATCGCGGAAAATTACTTATTTCGGACGAAGACGGATTTTTAGTTTGTAGTGTGTGTGCGGCAAGCACTATTTATATTCCAGAAAACGAAAAACAATCATATAAAGAACAGCCAAAAGAAATGGGAACTTTTTTATATGACCGTTCCAACCATTTTAAAGAAATATTGGCACAATTTCAAGCCAAAGAAACAACTTATATATCCAACGAAGTGATTGAAAAATGTAAGTTGCAAATTAAAAAGGATCGTTTAACAAACGATCAGTTGACTTATTATAAAATGCGCGAAATGTTGCGGAGTTTGGGATACGACAGCAAATTGTATGAACACATTCCTTTTATAAAAAATAAACTTGGCATTCCTCCTCCAGTACTCAGTCGTGATTTGGAAATTAAGTTGTGCAAAATGTTTAATGAAACACTAAATCCTTTTGCCAAACACCAAGATGACACGCGATGCAATTATATTCATTATTATTTTGCCTTGTATAAAATGTACGAATTGTTGGGCGAAACACGATATGCCAAGGATATTCCAATGTTAAAAGAGCCGGGTATATTTATGAGCCAAGATGAAATATGGAAAAATATATGCACCGAATTAAATTGGAAATTTATACCGACCTCGTATGATGTTGTAGGGGGATACGTTTAACCCCTGTCAAAATAATAAAATAAAACTAACAAAATGAATAAAGAAACAATTCATAAATGTTGTTTATTTAAGAAGATATTGTTTTCTTTGTTTTCTTTGTTTTGAATTGAATTTCCAATAACAAAAAAATGAATCATTTTGTAATATGGCTAATATATACAATTATTCACCCACAAAAATATTGAAACTGCAAAACTGGATATCACAGGATAAAATTCATGCGATATCCCTCTTGGAAAAGTATCCGGATAAAATTAATTGGTATTTCTTATCTGGCAATCCAAACGCGATACATTTGTTGGAAAAGAATTTAAATAAAATTAATTGGTGGGAGTAAATATTTATAATTTGGTTGTATCTTAAATATTTTTTAATTTGTTAGTTTGTGTCCGAAAAACTGGGATTTAAAAACCGAAAAACGATTTTAACCACATTTTTAGCCTACTTGCTGTTTCATAAACAACTTCAGTTCATTTTCCATAGCATCGTCGTTGGTCTCTGTATCTGCGTTAGATACGTTGGTAGCAGACAAGTCTTCCAAGTAAGTTATATTAGACATAGGTTGGGTTTCATTTTTGCAATGGTTTTGAATTTGATTTTGTTGTAATGCAAATAAAATGGATTGATATGTTTTATCTTGTCCGTTATATTTTTTTACTTTAGTCGTTGTTAGTTTTTCTGTTAGGTAATTAAAAAGATAATGAATAACATATATAATAATAAATGAAAAAACGGAAACCAATAGGAGTCCCAACATTATTTAATTAATTAAACCAATATAACATTGTTATAAAAAAAACACACTTAAATGCACAAAGATGTAAATATTAAATTGTACAAGATAACAACGTTATATTGTTAATTTTTAAACGCAGACCACAGTACAGGCGAAACAGTAAATCCAACTAAAACGTCCATTATTTGGCGACATTGTTGTGCTTGGACCAAAGCCATGTTAATAATAGTCGGATTCGCAATGGCAAAAGAAATAGCCTGCAAACTAATTTCGTGAAAAATAAGCCGTTTGGTAGTATCAATATTTAGTCCAAGTACCTGACAAAGATGCCATCCAATTGCTTCTCCCTCGCGGTCATTGTCGGTTGCTATAATTACCTCTGTGCACAATTTATCTTTTGCCAACATTTTGATTTGCTTTACTCGGTCAGATTTGGATTTAATAATGTTATATGTTGGGATAAATCCGCCGTCGATATCAATATTGTGTATATGCGGTAGTTCACGAATATGCCCAAAACTTGCAATGCATTTATACCCAGGTCCCAAATAGTTTTCGATTGTTTTGCATTTCGCGTGGGATTCCACTATAATTAAAGAATATGCAATAGATTGGGACGATGTGTGTGCGGATAAAGACATAGATAAAGACAAATTTATATTATATATATAAATAAAAAGATTCATTTTTTATTTATTTGTTAGTAGTGGTGTAGTAAAATATGTTAATATGCGTATTTTATTTTATTCTGAGGAGGTCGATAAAAAAACATTTTACTTTATTTTCTGGAGTATTTATTTAAAATTTGTTAGTTTAAACATCAAATATTCTTATATTTCAATCAATTCTAAGCATTTAAAAATTAATTTGCTGGAAAATCCTGGACATTCTTTTGTCTTGCATTTGGATATAGCAAACAATTTGTCATAGTTGGAGCCGTCGTTTTTATTTTTGATGCGATTATAGTCGTCATTGCTTTTGCTATAAAGTGATTTGTACAATATAAATACATATTCCACCCATTCGTCGTTTTTGCTTCTTTCTGTTGCAGACATCTTGGAATTCATTAAGTTGTTTGTTAAAACAGAAAGTACTTGCTCAATATCTGATTGCTTAAGTGTCAAGTTCATTATATTTGTTAAAAAGGTGATTTCCGCCTTGATTGAATCATTATTTTTATTATTGCAACAAGATTGTTCATAACTCGCATCTGGTTCGCTTACCGCAATTTTGTCAAATATCTTTAGGGATGTAAAATGTTCTACTTTTGCGTGTAAGGTAGGAGATAGGCGAGGAAATTCGGTAACTAATTCTATATACATACTTGCAAATAGTTTGGAATAAAATTTGTTGATAAATGAAATTTCATAAATGGTTGTGCTTAGTTTTTCTATATTTTCTTCCAATATGTCAGGGTGGATAATTTGCGACAAAATATTTACAATTTTAGTATGCATATTTTCTTTTGTTTTATCAGTAGTTTTGTTCAAATAAGTTCGTATTAATAACAACTGACTGTCAAAACCAGTGGTGACATTTCCCAAAATAGTAACTGCTGGGGCGTGGTAACGCGAAAATACTGTATTTTTTGGACTAAAATCGGAAGCAACCTCAGAAGACACCGTAGAAGAAGTAGATGTGGCAGATGCAAACAAACTTGAAGATGTTGTTGCACCATTATTATGTTTATGCCTAGAAGATAAAGATGGGTGTACAAATCGACCGCGGGATGATTTGCTATCAATAATGGCTTGTATTACATTTAAAATTTCTTTAGAAGGAAGCGTGTATTTTTTACTTGCTTCTATATCTTGAAATAGTTGCAAAGGATACGTGGTGGCGGTGGTACAAGAATTATTAATCATCCTTTTATTATCCCTTATTTGTTTTTTTAACATATATTAATATCATTTTTGCACAATAATGATATAAACACAATATTATAATTTAATTAACACTGTGCGATATAATGGAATCTGAACCAAACCAAGAATTTAAGATAAAAGTCGAACATTATAATAAATTGTTAAACATGGTAAAATTTATTGACAAACAACACAAAAATATTCATATATATATCAAAAATATTATACAAACCAACGATCCTCAATTAATAAACGATACAAATGCAGGAATAAATATAAACATATCCGAACTTAGTACAACATCGTTTGATAAAATACAAAAATATATCGAACATATTAAAAACCAAAATATCATTTTAGACGGAGGATATTAAACTAACAAAAAAACAATTAATGTCCTGTTTCAGATTTGTTTGCGACAATACTTTCTTGTTCTGTAAAAAGTGCGGTCAATTCTTCGGCTGAATTGTATTTCGGTTTCACATACAAAATGCTTCTAAATTGTTTAAACATTTCTGTGTGAATATTTTTTACTGGAACTGATGATTTTTTTGATATTTCCGTTAATTTAGTTTGTTTTGTTAATTGTTCCGCCAAAGATTGATTCATTTAAATATATTTTTTATTATATTTAAATGTTAATTACGCATATATGTGATTGGCTTTATATAAAAATGAAATTAAATGTAATATACTTTGTATGGCGGCGGTTCATCACCAATTTATGACTACAATTTATATTCTTGAACTTGAACGAGGTAAGTATTATGTTGGACGGTCAAAAGTCCCTAATCATCGAATTATAAACCACTTTTGTGAAAACGGAAGTGGATGGACTAAATTATACAAACCAATTCGGGTTATATTTCAAATTAAAGGAGATGAATTTGATGAAGAAAAGTATACCTTAAAAACTATGGAAAAATATGGCATTGAAAATACGCGAGGTGGTTCATATTGCAAAATTAAATTATCATCAAATGACAAGAACAAAGCACTTCAAACCATTCGGTCGATAACCGACAAATGCTACAAATGTGGTTTAAAGGGACATTTTGCCAACGTTTGTTATAAAACAAACAATGTAGCCAATAATTTAAATAAACAAAGTAATGTAATAAGTGATAGTAAATTAATTAAACATATCGAAAATGGTTATCGTAAATTTATAGATAATATACTATTACCATCGGATTATTTGTTGCAAGAACTAAAAGAACATTTTCGTTTGAATATAATTTAAAAAAGAACAACAATATACTATTAACATTGTTAGTTTACACAAATCCCCAGTGTTCAAACCGGTCCAAATGGCGAGGATGAAACCGATTTTTCATCAAGTCTTTTTTGATGATACACCAACGTTCCGCGATGGCTTGGTAGTCATAGACAAAGATGGACGGATTGTTAGATAAATCCCGCCAATTAATTTTATCCATATTCTTTTCCAACAAATGTATCGCGTTTGGATTGCCAGATAAGAAATACCAATTAATTTTATTTAAATTCTTTTCCAACAAATGTATCGCGTTTGGATTGCCAGATAAGAAATACCAATTAATTTTATCCGGATACTTTTCCAAGAGGGATATCGCATTTGGATTTCTAGATAAGACAATCCAATCAATTTTATCCATATTATTTTCCAACAGGAATATCGCATTTGGATTAATAGATAACCAAATCCAATTAATTTTATCTGGATTCTTTTTTAAGAGTTGTATTGCGTTTGGATTGCAAGATAAGTTATCCCAATGAATTTGTTCTGGATACTTTTCCAAGAGTTTTATCGCGTTTGGATTGGTAGATAAGTTAGCCCAATTAATTTTATCCGGATTCTTTTCCAAGAGGTTTATCGCGTTTGGATTTCTAGATAAGACACCCCAATGAATTTTATCTGGATTCTTTTCCAAGAGATGTATCGCGTTTGGATTTATAGACAAGTAATGCCAATCAATTTTGTCCATATTTTTTTCCAAGAGGACAATTGCGTTTGGATTGGTAGACATTTTTTGCCAATCTATGTCTTCTTGTGGTATCCAGTCTCGAAGTTTCAACATTTTTCTAATTATTGTCTATATTAATAAATAAATAAATGAAACTATTCATTTTTTTATAATATAAACAAACAAAAAATTATTTGTTTATAATAATGTCATTAATAATGAATGACCACACTAAAGAATTTTACATTAATTTAAAAACTTTAATACAAAATGCGACACTCGATGTAAATACAGAAACCCAAACGATTTGCCCTACGTTTCGAACAGGGCTTCAATTAACAGTTAGCGTACCAAATATCCCTGAACCCATTGTATTTGATGTCGAGTCGCAAAACACCATACCTCCTATTATTTGGAAAAATATCCAAAAAAATACCAAATGTACCTTGGTATATACCATTCCTACATCATCAGACAAACTGCTGAAAAATAGGTCAGTTACTTTTATTGTCGCGATTCAGGAAATATGCGAAAGTAAACAAGTGCAAGAAGTCAATAAATATATTAGGAAATGTATTACATGGCTCCAAATCGCGCAAAAAAACGCCAAACAAACTAAATGCAACAAAGACCCACTATTAATTTATTTATTATTTTCGCCTCTAATTAAAATGCTACCACCTATTCCAAAATCAACACAAAAAATAACAAAACCAGTAATTGGATGGTCCAATGTAAATTCCGCATTTTCAGTAGTGTGTCAGAAGTTAATTAAAAAACAAAAAGTGCGAGAAATAGTTATTTTTCGAAAAGAAGAATGGTTCAAGGTATTTATACATGAAACCTTTCATAATTATGGGTTTGATTTTTCCGCTTTTTCTCCCGATTTTATTCAAACAGGTACCTCGTTTGTATTAACCCACTTGTACCCAGTGAAAAGCGACGTTAATTTATATGAAGCATATACGGAATGCTGGTCCCGCATTATAGCCATTGCTTTTTCTTCAACTAACACTACCACAATAACCGAACCCAATTCGTACTATATAAATTGCGTACAAAAGTGTTTAAACGAAGAAATAACTTTTTCTTTTTTTCAAGCCGCCAAAGTGCTGGAATATATGGACGTCGCGACATATGAACGGTTAATTACGGGAAAAGCAAAAGACTTGTATAAAGAACATACATCCATTTTGTCATATTACATCATCACATTGGTATTATTTTCCAATTATAATGAATTTATTCAATGGAATCATACAACAATCCGAACTAACGAAACTAACAAAACTAACAAAACTAACAAATCGAATAGTTTATTCAAATTATCAGAATATATTATTTTTCCAAATACCAAGACAACCTTGGATAGTTTTTGCAAATTTATATACCGTTATTATAAAAAAAAGAATTTTATAAATCAAATAAATCAAAACATTAGCAACATTCATAATAATCATACATTAAAACGCCCCAACACACAATTATTGAAAACTATGCGAATGACTTACCATTTATAATTATTTTTATGTTTAAAGTACATTTTGGTACATTTGTTGGTCGATGAAAATAGAAGAAAATCCAAAACCCGAATGTTATTGATTTGTTTTTTATTTTTTTTGCTTTTGAATGTTTAAAACGCCGGGCTTGGGTGAATTAAAAAAGTATAAATAAAAATAATTTATAATATTATCTTAAATGATAAAAGGTGTAAAAAAATATACTGTTCCATCAAGATATTTGCCAAAACGTTTAAACTACAAAGATAGAAAAAAGCAAGGTAAACATCTTATGAAATCTCGTTATCTTTACGGAAAAAGAATTTATCATGCAAGACCCAATGTTGATTCATTTAAGTCAAAAAAATCTAACCACATAATTAAACCAAAAAAAATGTATAAAGTTAATAAAATAGGTGCTACATATGAACTTTCTAAAGCTACCGGTTGTTCAAAGCAAGCATTATTAAAAATTAGTAATAAAGGTTCGGGTGCATATTACTCGTCGGGTTCCAGACCAAATCAGACCGCTCAATCATGGGGATTAGCTCGTTTAGCTAGTTCTATTACTGCAGGAAAAGCGGCTGCAGTTGATTACAAAATATTAGAAGAAGGTTGTAAGCCAAATTCAAAGGCATTAACATTAGCAAAAAGATCCAGAAGAAAACACGGTCATGGAACAAGGAGAGTTTCAAAAGTTAAAATATAACTTTATTTATGTTTATTATAATTATTACTATAAATAAAATTTTATAAGAAATGAAAAGGCGTCTCTTTGGTTCATCATCTGCGAAAGTAGTGTAAATAGGTTGCTCCGCCTTGGGACGCCACAGACATTGCCGAATTGCTACGACTACGACGCGACTGGGGCGACGCCGAAAACAAGGCACGGTTCAAGGTTTGCGACAATGACCTAGACCTAGACCTACGGCCTCGCATGCGTCTAGTTGGCGGAGACCGGCTACGCCCACGTCTGCGAGTTGGGGTATGTGGATGTACGAGCGAATTCAATCTGCGACGCACACGTCTAGTAGGTGGAGACCCGGAACGACTTCTTCGGGGCATTATTTATACTAGACCAATATTTTATTACAAATTAAAACCCTCTATTTTTACAAATCATAATAAAATTACAATTCATCGTTACCATCGTCATTTTCTGCTCCATCTTCTTCTCCTGCTTCCACTGCATTTTCCTTATCGTCCAATATAATCCGTACATAATTCCATTTTTTGCTTGCATTTTTTGTTTTATCGCCGTACATCTTGTTCATGGCAGCATCCAAGTCTTTTAATTTCGGCATATGTCTGTCGCTATACACGAAATTATACCATTCCTTGAAACTACGATGCAGATTCTGACTTCCAATCTGGCATTTTTTCTCCTCAACCACTTCGATTTTCGCCGCAAAGAAGCACTGAATCACATCTTGGTTTTGGCGATACTCGTTCGTGTCTCGGATTACTTCTTCGCAATCTTTCACTACTCCTTGGTTTTCAAACGCAACTTCAACCAACATACTCATGAAAATGGGTGCCCACAAATGCAGTTTTCCGCCTAGTGTTTTATCCTTTTTAAATATATATGGAGTTGTGTGATTATATTTTTCCCCCTCGTCGACAAATTTGGACATAAATTTAACCACTTTCAGCCGTCTCCAAATACCATCATCATCGCCTTTAATTTCAAATAAAGAGTTCATACACGCAGCCAAATTCGCCTGTAAATCAAACTCTTCTGTGGCTCCGAATAATTCACGGCCACTAATTTGTGCTTCTCCTGTAAGTTCTTTAATATATCCTTCATTCAATGGAGAATTCTTGTCTGGCTCCTGAAAAACGGCATACCTGGCTCCTTTTAGCGCCATCATTTCTGGAGTCGCGCTTCCAATATCTTGACGCTTTCCAGTAATCATGTTGATGGGTACCAATGCCTTGTATTGTCCCAGACACATTTTCATCAAGTCACACAATAACGATTTTCCGTTGCATCCACTACCGACATATATATTAAATACCTGTTCGATTCTTTCACCAATTAATACAGACCCTAAATGATCCCACATGTATTTTTGCAAAGAGGGTGTGGGAAACAACTGCGAAAAGAATGTTTCAATATTCGCCACAATTTCGCCATATATTTCTGTGTTGTCTGGATCAAGATAATAGGATAATGGTTGATAATCTATTTTGGTGGTCAGAGAAATATAATCCGTCGCAACGCCTGGTCGAAATATTTTATTTTTTATATCTAATACTCCGTTTTTAAAACATAACAGCCATTTTTGTGTATTTAATAGTCCTTTAAAATTCGGATCGTAAAATACCTCCAATGCCTCTCGAAAACTATTGTTTTTGGTCGCGGTGGAATCTAATTTATTGCACACTTCCGATATTTTTCGCAATCTGGTTTTTATTTTTAACATGCTTTCGCTCTCGTTTTTTTTATTTTTACCAGTTGCCGGATCAATATTAATTTCGTCGGCTCCTTCTTCTGTACCTTCCTGTTCTGTTAACTCAATACAACAAAGAAACGCCTCTCTTCCTTTTTTTTCAAACATGGGCAGCAATTCGGATGATACAAGTTTGCGAAGCGTAAATCCCTTGTCTCTTACCCAATGGTGCTCTTGAAATATATACAAGTGTTTGTTTTCAATATCAGAACACACAAAAGTATCGCCAAATAATTGCTTCAATAACCGTGCAACTTTTCCATCCGTATAATTTTTTATCATTTCCTCCATCATTGTGTTAATATTAGTTTGCTTCAAGTGTTGGTATGCTTCAGGTGCATCGTTTTTTGCCCAATATATTAAAGACCCAATTGTTGCATGGTTTTCCCCATTAATATTGAAATATTTCGTCCATTTTTCGTATAAATCAGGAATGTCGGCATAATTGAAGTCATCCGCTTTGCTCCGCAACATTACCCACGATATAAATAACCGTGAATCCGTATTTTTCAGTGCAAAAGCAACCAACCGACTGTCAAAATGCGACCCATTTTTATAATATTTTTCTGGAAGTATCTGTGTTAAATCATGAGCTTCTTTTAACGTGTATTCGTTATGTGTCAATGAATTTAAAAATACTTGCACGGCTGTGTTTAATTCTTCTGCATTGGTTATTTTTGTTAAATCCACCAAATCGGTAATTTGACCAATAATTTGCGGTCTTGTTTCCCCGTGAAACACTTGTTCATTATTGTGTAACGGCTTTTTTACTCCTTTGATGGGTTTTCCCTTATTCAATGCTACTTCCATTTTATCAATATTTGGTACCAATTCTGGTTTTAAATGTTTGGTATAACGAGCACGCAATAAATTAAAATTTGCGTGTATATTTTCGGGAGACATAAACTGGGTTACTTTTCGCTCGTCCATTTGGAACTGACCGTCGCTAGCGTCATAGGTTATTTGAATATATTTTGTCAGTGCATACGGCTTATATCCCGGTTTGGTGGAACCATATACTTGCCATCCACTTGTTCCTGCACTAATTTTGTCATCAAACACATCCTCTAGTCCCTTGACCAAATTTAAATCGGTGAATATATTTTTTTTTTCACAATGCTTCATCATGTTATCCCGCAACACCATTTGATATTTATGTTCCAATTGAATTCCGATAATGATATGAATTCCATCTTTCACTTCAGTGAGAGTCTCGTTTTTGTGTTTTTTATAAATATCATCACGTTCAAAAACAAACAATGGGAACGACTGATTATTGGTAAAATTAAATATGTTTGGTAATTCATCCAGATACGCATCAACCACTGCAATAATGTGTTGTTCGGTATATAATCGTTGTTCTGTATCCAACGGATATCGAAAATCCAAATCGACCAAAATCGGTGCGGTATCATCGTGAAGTTGGATTTCAGTTAGATATTCGGGGTTTTTATGAATTAAAACATAATCGACATATTCAGCGTAAAATGATGCTTCGTCGTCGGTGGATATATGGTATTTTCCCCCAGCAATTTTCAAATTTTTATCAGGTATTCTTGTTGCGGTTGTTGGGACATTTACCTCTTTGCCCGACAACTGGTGTTTGTGTTTTAATGTATTGAAATTACCGTTATATACTACAATAGATGAGGACATTCGTATACTATTATATATTATTATGTTCATATAATTTTTCATTTTTTGGAAAATAAATTCTCCTAAATCAAAAATATAAAAAACAAATAATAAAAAAGGGATAAGAATGAAAAATAAAAAAATAAAGAGTCATATTAAATAAACAATGGATTATTCTAAACTCCCTCAATATATTTTGTTTTTTACCCTTTTTATTTTAGCCCAATCTTTTTCTATGTGGGGGCAATTTGTTACTCTTCCATTTAAACATTTAACCATGTGGGAAGCATATAAAATGGCTATTCCTTATGCCTGGCTAGATTGGTTTTTCATGACTTTTGCCGTGATGGTTGGAGACAAATATAATTTAGTCACCCCGACCCAAGATACTTTTTTGCTTATTATTCTCCAATTTATATTGATTTTAATTATCAATCATTTTTATTTGAAACAAACCATTTTTCGTAGTGACATTGTTGCTTTTTTTATCATTTTGATTGGTTTTTTCATTAGTTTTTTTCATGGAATTTCTAAATTAACTGGAGCAAAAGTGCCCGAAAAAGTGGTTGAAGAAAAATAATCATTTCGTAATGCCACATTTATATGGATATTTTTTTGATATCTAAACTACCAAAAAAAGAAATAAAAAGAAATATAATAAATACATATTATAATGAAACGATTTATTCATTTTGGGTGTTGGAACCAGGGTCATTGTGATTTACACGATACTTCCAATCAAAATCCAATATCCCAAGTTATGCGAAAATTACAACAAGAAACAGAATCTCACATTAAACCCGATTTTATTGTGGTCGCGGGTGATAATTATTATCCTGAAAAAACTGAAAAAACTGAAAAAACTGAAAAAACTGAAAAAACTGAAAAAACTGAAAAAAACGGGGAGGACAAAAAGAAAAATAAAAAAAAGATTAAAGTCGTTCAATACTCAAACTTTGATTCTGGCTTCCAATGTTTACCAACCAACACTCCGATAGATATTATTTTAGGAAACCATGATTTAGAAACCAATCGCGAAAATGTAATGCAGTTGTATATAGATGGTGTATTAGAACCCAATAACGCATGTTCGATTTTACTTAAAGAAATGGAATTGTCGCAATTGCGACCGAATATTAATTTTGTTTTAAATAAAGCACGACTATTTGGACCACACACTTTAGTATTAATGATTGATACCAGTATGTATGACACAGATGATGTTGAATATATGCTTCCTTGTTATCAAAAAATGCTGGATGCACCAACATTAACTGTTTCGGAATTGCAAAATTATCAGTTTCATTTTGTGATGAATCAATTAACAATACATCAAAATATTCATAATATTGTTATTATCGGACATCATCCAATTACTGGATTCAAGTCAAAATCAAACACAACCCAACTTATTTATCCATTTCCTTTATTTGTTGATTTATTGTTCCGTGGTTATCAGTCCAATCCTTCGTCTGTTTTTTATTATTTATGCGCGGATTTACATTTATTCCAAACTGGAACAATTATTATAGAAAAAAATCATGAAACGGGTGCACAAACAGATTTTATGTCCGTTCAACAATATGTTGTTGGTACAGGGGGCACTAAATTGGACCCCAATGTAGATTTTGAGTCGCTACCAAACAACAATGAAGACGTTGGTTCATATAATGTAAAATATAATATGGACCAATCGATAGAAGAACACGGGTTTTTAGAATGCTCTGTTTCGTCTCCATCTAACATAAATTTAAATTTTGTTTTTATTTCAACAACTAACAAAGCAAATGTTGTTGGCGGTAAAAAAAAATACAAAACAAAAAAATACAAAACAAAAAAATATAAAACAAAAAAATATAAAACAAAAAAATATAAAACAAAAAAATATAAAACAAAAAAATACAAAACAAATTAATTATTATTCTCTTTGTTTTTAATTGCCTTATCCATTTGATTTTTGATTTTCATGGGAAAATGCCTATTATTATAGGCAGCACATGCCATTTTATCAAAAGACACTTTTTTGAATCGGGCTTCCCGTTCATCTCCCAAGTCATCCTCTACAAACCATTGGAATATCTTTTCCAATCGCGATTCGATGGTCTCGTCTTCGCGCATCCGACCCAAGGCATCTGACAATTCATCTTTGATGGTATAATATATTTTTTCCAACATCATTGCTTTATTCACTTTATTCCATTTACCTGCATCGTAAATCATCATGTATGAATCGCGCAAATTGGTAATGTACATGTTGGAATTTTCTTGTCTTTTTTGTGAAAAATGCTTCATATCAAACATGGTTTCCACTGATTTTTGCATATGTTGAAAACAAATTTTAAACATGGCATCTGTAATGTGTGTCATGTCTTCCTTTCCATAGGAATTAATGGTTATATTGTTTATAGTATTAATGTTGTGGTTGGTTGTATTTACATTACTTGGTTTAGAAGATTGTTTTCGTAATTGTTCTACTTCTATTTTTATTTTTTCATTATCTTCTCGCAAATGTTCAAACATAATTCGCAATTCTATTTCTTCTGGTTCTGATTTTTTTACAATGCATGGGGTTTTGCGGTTTAAATGTGTTGTTAAATTTTGATTGCTTTGAAATCTAGCGTAGCATCTATTGCATTTAAATTTTAATCTAAAAATTGATACATCTGGCGAAACACATGGATTTTTTCGATTCAAATGATTTTTTAAATTTGTATTGTTGGAAAAAAACTTTCCGCAATTATCACAACATTTAGATACCATTGTATTGTTATTCTTTATGTCTTTATTATAAAATTATACATTGAATAATTAATGAATAATTAATGAATAATTAATGAATAATTAAT